GTTAAGCGCAGCTGGGCCTCTTTTACTAAACGGGCAGGTCGTCACGAGCGTGCCGCTGACCCCTACGGCGGTGCAAGTCACGATCCACTCAGACGCAAAGTGCTGTTGCGCGGTAGATGTCAAGGTCATCCCCGCCGTTGCCGAGAGCGTGACCGAGCCAATTTTAAGGCGTAGTAGAAGAGTGTTCAGCCCTCCGCCAGCGGCCTCCACGCTCGCCGTGACTCGCACCGTTTTCCCGACCACCCAGAAGTCGGCCGGGAAGGCGTACGTCAGCGAAAAATCTGTCTCGGTGTTGGCTCCAGGGTTGGTTAGCGTGGCGCTGCTAGCCGTGTTGTTGCTGAGCAGCGACCCGACGCCTAGGTTGGCTCTCGCCGTACCCGCGTTGGTCAGGTTGGCAAGGTTGTCGGTCGCGTTGAGCAGCAGCCGCTCTACGTTGCCGCTGTCGCGGTAGCGCACGGTGTTTCCAACCGTGTAGACGCTTCCCGCCGTACCCGCGGTGCTTGTAAGCGTGACCGTTGCCACGCCGTAGCCGCTCAACGTTGTCGGCGTCGCGGTGATCGTGGACCACGCTTGATTGTGCGCCGTCGGCGTGCGTGCGTCAGCCAGCCGTGCGTCGTTGCCAACGCACACCGTGGTTCCGGTTGTTCCGTAGGCCACGCTCAGCGTGGCGCGCTGAGCCGCCGCGTCCGCGTCGTCGATCAAGGCTCGCCCCGCCGCCGTCAGCGTGAGCTGCTCGACGACCCCGCTCCCCGCCGTTGCGCGACCTAGCAGCGTGCTGGTCGCTATGTTGACGAGCTTGGCGTAGGCCAGCGTTCCGTCGGCGATCAAGGCCGCCTCCGAGGGCGTGGTGACGACGGGCGCGGTGCGTTCGATCGCAGAACCGTTGGCACGTTCAACCCACACAACCGAGCCTAGGTCTGGGTCGGTGACGCGCACGAGATAAACCCCGGGCATCCCATCGACCATCAACCGCGTGCTCGGCGTCGCGTCGAGCGTCACGCGAGCCGTGCCCGCCGTCTTCTCAACCACCGTCAGCCCGGCAGCGTCGATCGCCGACCACATCGCCGCCAGCAGCGACGCAGGCAGCCCCGCCGACACAAGGTACGGCGCGACCATGTCAATCGTTTCCTGACTCGCCGCACTAGGCATCGCTCGATCCTCTCAGTTAACTTGTGACCACCACGTCGAACGCTCGCAAGGCTGGCTTGTACGGCTCTTTGGTTCTTTTGATCGTGACTCGCACCGTGTACTTGCGAAAGGTACGCGCCAGCGACACGAACACCGCCAGCGGCGCGTAGTCGCTCCAGATCACCCCGTCGAACGTGCGCACCTCGACGAGGTAGGTTTGCAGGCTATCAGGGTTGGGCGCCTTGACCATGCCCACGAGCTTTGGCGAGTTGCTCACCACGCCCCAAGAGTCTGCCTCCAGCGTCGGCGCTTGAAAGAGCACGTCCTGGATCGCCGGGTCGTCGGCGTCGTTGCCGGTGCCGATGCGGTAGGCCAGCTCGCCAGCCGTGATCGTCGTCGTGTCAACATCCTGACTTGTCCAGACGCCCGGCAGGTTCGCGTTGACAAGTTCCAGCCGCAGAGTCGTCGCGTTCCAGGCCAAGTTCGTGCGCGTCCCGTCGCTCGCCAGCGTGAAAGACGTGGCGAGCTTGACAGACTGCCCCGTGGGCAACGCTGGCGAACTGATCGAAACGTGCGCCAGGTACGTCGTCGCCAAGCGACCGTTGGGCCCCACACTTTCTACCCAGAAATCACAGCGAGTGGACGGCGGCAGCGTGACGTCTAGCGTGCGCGGCTCGATGCCCACGGTGCGCGCCAGCACGAGACAGTCCTGATTGCCGTCCAGCCCGGTCTGCGGAAGCCCTGGCGCGGTGTAATTGCCTCCCGTCAGCACGCGGTACCCGACCGGGTCGGGCGGGAAGGTTTCTGGATCACCCGGCCCGTACACCGCCAGCTGCCACGTCAGCCGGTAGCGGTTGCCCGCGATCGCCGTCACGAAAACGCCCGAGGTTTCCACCGGCGGGCGCAAGAAGAACCCGAGCACCACGTTGACCTTGGGCACACGCGGATCATCAGGCGACAGAAACACGCCGCCGCGTGACACCGCCACAACCGCAAAGTCGTAGCCCTGGTCAGTGTCAAAGATGTCCACCACCGCGCCGCGTGGCGCGACCTTGGCCTCAGGCACCAGCAGCCACTTGAGCGTGCCCACGACGCGGCGATAGACGCGAAAACTGGCCGTGTGCAAGGCATCGACAGGCTCTTGTGACCACGAGAGTTCAATTTGTCGCCCGCTTGGCCGGTCGTACTCGTGAGCCGCGAGGTTGATAACCGGCCCCGGCGGCGTGAGGTCGTCGATGAGCGTGGAATACTGCGGCAGGTTCACGGTGGCCGCTGGGTCTGGGTTAAAGACGCCGTCGCTATACTCGATGCCTGACACCTCCCAGAGCAGGTTCTCGGTGTCGGACCAGCGCACGCCTGTGCAGGTGAAAGGTTTGAGTTGCACGCCCGTGCCGCCGATCGAATACTCCTCGAACTCGATCGGGTTGCTGGCCCACGACGCCGCGACGGTCAGGTCAGCCCCCGCCGCGTACGTCCCGGCCGCGCTGGTCACGCCGCGCGTCTCAGCCGAGTTGTCGCGATGAACCACCGTGATCGAGTAAGAGTTGCCAGCGATGAGCGTGACCGTGCGATCGACCTTGATCGTGGTTGAGCTCGACGAGCGTACCGCGCCGCTGGCGACTCCCCAACCGACCATGCTGGCCGCCGCATCGAAGCGGTCACCCGGCTGCACGCACACCACCGGCCGCGTAGGCGTAAGGCGGATCGAGCGCCCTAGCCCGCGCAAGATCTTGACCTGGTAGACCAACTCTGCGAGCACCTGGTCCGGGTCGGTCACGCCGACAACTTCGAAGGTCTTGACCGCAGGCGCTTCCGTGGCCAGCCACAGCGCGCCGTCGCTAGGGTACTTGAGCACGTCAGGCTGAGAGTCGCGCAGCTCGTTGGCAAAGCGAGCCACGATCTGGTTAGGCCGCGCGATGCCGCCCTCGGTGGCCTCGCGGCGGTACGCCAGCATTGGCAGATTGGTTTCTGGATCGACCGCGATTGAACGATCGGTGAACACTTCAACCGGCACCGCCTGCGGCCGCGCCACGACGAACCGCCACAGCCGCCCGGCGCGAGCTGGCACGCAGCGTCCCACGCCGCAGATCGCTCGAAGCCACTCGATCGCGCGGCGCGGCTGCTCGACCACCAGGTTGCACGCGAATCGTTTGCGTTGCCCGGCAGCCGGGGCGTAACGATCGACCAGCGCGTCGCAATAGAGAGCCCAGTCGATCAGCTCGTCCATCGGCACGTCGGCGTCGCGGACGAGCGCTCCCATGCCCCATGTCAAGTTGGTCATCCACTCCAGCGCGATCCACGCCGGGTTCTCTGAGTAGCCGCGGCTGAACACCGGGCTGGCAGGGCTTGACACGCCGTCCCAGATCCGCAGGTCGTTGAAGCCCTCGATATCGACGCTCAGGCGCGGGATGCCCCCCGAGATCTGCTCGCTTGCCGTGACCTCGACCGCCAGCAGCGCCGTCCCCGCGTAGCGGTTGGCGGCGTAGGTGACTTCAACCGCCGAGTCCCACACCATGCGCGAGGACACGATAGCCGAGTCTGAGTCAGGCGTGACCTTCTCCGTTTGCACGTCGTAGGGCGCGGCCAAAGCCCCCAGCGGTCCGGTGCGCGGCGCCGAGAAGAACTCTGACTGATTAGCTTGATCGACGCTGACCACACGCCACGCCGACCACGCTCCCGGCCCCGCCGTCAGCCGCGCTCGCCAGCGATACTTGACCTTGGCCGTGTCGATCTGGCCCTTTTTCGAGACGCCGTACAAGCCCGCCGGAAAGCGGACGCGAAGCACAACATCGTTGACAGCCGTGGTAGTCTGGAACGTGAAGGCCTCTCCCGAGGCCGAGCCGCTCGTGCGTTCAGAGCCCGACGTGTTGCGCAGCTCAAAGCCTCCGACACCTACCTCGCGCAAGATCTGAGTGTCGCCAAAGCCCGGGATGACCGCCTGCCCCTGCGATCCCATACGCACCGAGAACTTAGCCGAGGGAAAGTTCGCGGCGGCCTGATCGTTGATCCAGGTGAGCCCCATGTCGGCCGCCGCGATGTTGTCAGCGTCGGCGGTCTGAGTTCCGATCTTGTTGACGCTTCCGCGCGACAGCGCGATGAGCGTGAGCAGCTTGGCGTCGCCGTTGCCGTCAGAACTTTCAACCGGGATCCGCGCGATCACCTTGCCGCCGTAGCGACGGTGCCGCCCGAAGACCACTCCGCGTTTGTCGCCTACCACCGCGTCACTGCTGAATCTCGCGAAGCCGTAGCGTTTGCGCGCCCCGTCACCGTCGCCAGAGATCTTCGGGACCCGAGCCTGCGACGCGAGGTACGCCGAGGCGGCCGCGCTCACGAGCGCAATCCCGATCAAGGCGATCGTGCCGTACTCGCCCGGGCGCGGCGCGAGCACCACCGTCGCCTTGTCCTCAATCAGCGCGTCCCAGTTCGCACCGCCCGACTCGACCACAACGCCGTTCACGGCCACCGCGATCGTGGCCAGGTTCCAGCCGCGTTCGTTGGCGATCGCCGCCACCAGCCCAGCGAGCGTTCGCCGAGAGTCATCGACCTCGAGCGTCAGCTCGAACACTCGCCGATCAGCTTTGGCCAGCAGGTCGCCGTAGGTCACCACATGCAGGTTCATTGCGGTTCTCCGGCTGGTTCACGCTCGCCTAGCGCCTTGGCTCGCAGCACGCGGTCTACCTTGCCACCGGCAAGAAACGGCCTTACAGGGTCGATCCGCACCGCCCCGCCACTAAACGTGTGCAACACGCGAAACAAGCTGACCACCACGCCTAGGTGCGGGCGCTCGTGCCCGCGGATCACAAGCACGTCAAAGGGCCGCAGCGGCGCGTTGCAGCCGACAACGCGAAAGAGCGACTCTTGAGCGTTCAGGCCAGCGGCGGCCGTTTCGGGCAAGAGCACGCCGACCGACGCGAGCGCTCGTCGCGTCATCTCGTAGCAGGGGTCAGGCCCGAGTTGCTCGATCGGCGTGGCAAGCAGCACGCTCCACACGTCTACCGCCAAGCGTCCATTTAACAGCAGGTTGCCGCTCATCACGCCACCCCCGTCGGCAGCAGCCCTGGGAAATCTTGCCGCGTAAACTCGCCCAGCGGGAACGTCCCCACCTCTTCAGGCGAGCCGCACTCGACGCTCAAGCTCGCGCCGCTCGCCGCCACCCCCTTGGCGACCATCTGATAGCTCATAGCCGGGTCAAAGCTCGCGAAGGTCGATTCGTGCTGCACCCACACCGTGATCTCTTGCCCGATCAGTTCGCCGCCGACCTCGACCATGCCAAGCGCCAGCCGCGACACGTCGGCCAGTGTGATCAAGCCGTCGCCTAGCGAGCCTTCCGCTTCCTCGCCAGGCAGTTCAAGCTTCAGCCCCGCCGCCTGCCAGACCTTGCCGTCGGCCACGACGTGCCGCGCCGACCCGACCAGGCGAAAGAACCCGCCAGCCTTGCGCGCGACTTGAACAAACATGAGCCACGCCTCGCCCGACATGAGCAGGTGCCGAGCGATATGCAGCGCGCTGGTGAACGGTCGTGCCACGCGAAAACCCTCCTCTACTGGCCGTAGCCAAACCGGCACAGCGCTTGAGCAACCTGCACGTTGACACGGTTGGAATTGTCTGAGCGTTCGAGGCTCACCCAGAACCCAAGCGTGCCCGAGCCTACCTGGAACGTGCCCGTGAACTTCGGCTCGATATAAATCCTCAGGTCAAGCCCGACGCTAAGGTTTACGGTCTTGACAAGCGTGCGAACCGCCGTGCCCGCAAACCCAACCCCGCTGTTGGCGTTCCAGCGTTGCCACTCGATAGTTTCGTTGATAGTGCCGATCAGGTTGCCGTTTACCTGCTGGTTGAGGTTGCCAAAGAGCCGCAGCGTGATGGCCCGCGGCGTGTACCCGGCGGCGTTGAACGTGGTCGTTGGGCTGGCGTCAGTCTGCACCGTCACAAATTCTAGATAGGTCAGGATCCCGTTCCCGTCGGCCGTCACCTCGTTGTAGCGCGCCGCCTCACCGCTCGCCGTGGGCGCGGCCAGCCCTGTGACCTTGAAGCCGCCTGCTGGCAGGTTGGCCGCGAGCGGCACCGTCCCGCCCGCGTTGAGCTGCGTGAACGCCAGGTCCGCCACCAGCGTCCAGGCCGCGCCGTTCCAGCGCAGCAGTGACTCAGCTGGGAAGCTCAGATAACTCACCGCATCCCACAGCAGCCCGGTAGGCTTGATCGTCGGCGACGTGCTCCCTCGTTCCAAGGACCGCATCGCCGTGTGCTGAAGCTCGATGTTAGACACCAGCGTCGAGAGCGAACCAGGCAGACTGATCGTCGTGTACAGCGGCATACTTAAAAGACCTCCTCGCACTCAACCTCGACGGTGTAGCTCGTCTTGGCTTCCCAGCGGTCCTCGAATCTCTTGACAGGCCGCACCACGACAAAGGCCGATCCCGGCCCGTCGATCGCAAAGTCAAAGGAATTCAGCCGCACACCTACGGTCACGTTGAGCCACGCGATCAGCGTGTCGCGCTGCGCCATGGTCAGGCCACCCCAGCGCACCACGCAGCGCCCTCGCTGCGCCACGTCGATCGGGCAGGCCGTGACGTGGTTGCTCGCGCCGGTCACAAACCGCGTAGGCCAGCTCAGGTCTACGCCGTCACCAAGCGACGGCGCGATCGGCGCCGCACCTACGCTGGCTGGCTCTCCGCTGGGCGTCAGCCGATAAAACCCGCTCGTGCCGTCGCTTGGAACGCTCACAGCCTGCGAGCCCGTGAACAGAGGTTGAAGTTTGACCGCCGCCGTCGCCATGAATGTTCTCTCCTGCTACAGGATCGCCGCTCGCAGTGATTCAACCTTGCTCGGCGAGCCGCGAAGAGCTCGCATGAGCCCGTCGTAGGCCGCAGCTTCCACCGCTCTTTTGACCTCCGCCACCGACTGCCCCGCCGCGCTCGCACCGCCACCGCCGCCGCCGCCCGAGATGTTGACGGTGACGTTAGAGACGATTGACGGCGCGGCTCCGCCCTGCTCGTACTGGCGGTTCTGTTCGCGGCTGAGCACGCGCTCTCCCGGCGTGAGCAGCGCGGGCACGATGTCGCGGTTGATAAAAGGCCCGCCGACTCGTCCACCCGCCGCCAACCGCCGCGGCACCAACCCGCCCGAGTTGGCCCCGTAGTACACCGGAGTACCAGCCCCAAACGCAGAATTCGCCGGATCTAGCCCAGATCCCACGGCGGTTCCGCCAGCGAACGCTCCCGCGATCCCGCTGATGGCGCGCAAGACCAGCATCTTGATCGCGATCTGACCTAGGGTGTCCACGATCGCCTTTCCTGCTTTTTTAAAGTTGTTGGCCCAGGAGTCTGTCGCCGTGATGCTGTCCCAGATCGCAGGCGTCAGCGTGTTGGTCAGCGCCCCGCCAACCTCCGCCACAGCCTCCTTGCCCTGCTGCCGCAGGTCGCGTGCCTTGAGCAGGAACTCGTTGAGCCCTTCGCTGGCCCCGGCCGTGAGCGCCGTGAAACTTGAAGAGTCGAACTCTCCGCCGATAGAGATGGGCGTCGGCTTGCCCGGCAGCGGCGCGATGCGGTGCCGCGCCAGCGCGTCGGTGATCTTGAGCACCTGGTCAAGGCTGTTAAACGTGTCGTCGGCGGCGGTCGAGATGTTCCCCAGCGATTCCTGCCACATAGACCCGAACGCCGACGGCCCCGTGTTCTTCATGGCCTCGCGAATGTCGGCCGAGATCTGCGTGAAGCTGCGCTTGTTTTTGCGCACCACGTCGTCGTCGAGCAGCAGCGAATCCTCGATTCGCTGCTTGTCGTCGTCGAGCGACTTATAGAACCCGAGCGCTGCGGCGCTGCGCGGCCCGAAGATGTCGATGAGCGACTCGGTGAACTTCATCGAGACGGTGTTGTAGGCCACCGCGATCGCAGGCCCCAGCCGCTGGGGAAGCGACACAAAGAACCCGCGTGAAACCTGGTAGACCGCCTCCCAGCCCACGCTCACCGCGTCGGCCAGCCCCGCAAAGACGAGCGCCGCGCCCTCGTACGCGACCGCCTGAGCCAGCAGGATGATCGACTGCCCCATGCTCGCGAGCGCGGCGCGAGCCGCTCGGCCAGTCTCGCTCTCGCCGCTCAGCGCGTCGCTCACGGTGCGTGCCAGGTTGCCAAAGATGTCTGGCAGCGACGCCACGACGCTCGCAGCCTGGTTGAGCAGCCGAGCCGCCGAGTTTCCGAACTGCGCGATGATCCCAGCCTTGACGCCGGTCCACGCGAAGTTGATGCGGTCGAGCGCGTCGCGGTAGTTCGCGGCCGCTTGCACCTGCTCGTTAGAGAAAACCGCGCCAAGTTTCTGAGCCTCAGCCAGCCAGGCGCGAATCCGCTCAGGCCCCTCAGCCAGCACGCGCGTCATAGCCGCAGCGTTATCGCCAAAGAGCCTGGCTCCCAGCGACGCTCGCTCGGTGGTGTTCTCGATCGCCGCGAAGCGTTGCGACAGCTCAGGCAGCAGCTGCGACATCGGCTTGACCTTGCCGTCAGCGCCTCGAGCCTCGATGCCTAGAGCTTTAAACGACTCGGCGGCTCTTCCTCCGCCTGTGCGTGCGAACAGGCCGGCGGCCTTGGTCAGCGTGCCCAGCGAGGCCGCGAACTCGTCAGGGTTGATGTTTCCCACCAGCTTGGCAAGGTACTGCCCGCCAGAAAGTTCCTGAAACGTAAGCCCGAGTTCGGTGGCCTTGGCTTCAAGACCGTCGAGCTTCTCGACGGTCTGGTCGATCGAGCTGAGCACCGCGCGAGCCCCGAAGACAGCCGCGAGCGCCACCGCGTAGGTCTTGAGGCTCCCGACGACGCGCCCGATCGACGACGCGACTCGGTCAGTCTTCTGCTGGCTCTTTTCGGCCGCCGCGCCCACGCCCATCACGTTGCCGATGATGCCTTTGATGACCGTGGAAGCTTGGTCTTGCGCCGCGATGCTGACCGTCAGTTGCTTGGCCACCGTCTACGCCCCTGTCTGTAAGCCTGTCTGTAAGCCTGTCTAGAAACCTGTCTAGAAACCTGTCTAGAAACCTGTCTTGCCTTTGCCGTCTGCCTCGTCTGCGGCCTTAAACAGCCGAGCCACCTCCGCCTCAAAGTACAGCACCGCCTCAAAGAACTCTGGGCTGATGTCGCCCCCGCTCAAGGCTCGCAGCGTTTCGCCTCCCAGCCGGTTCAGCCCGGCCAGATCCACAAAGAACTCTTGGCACGCCTCAGCGTCGCCGACCAGTTCGATTTTCGGGTCCGGCCGCAGCACCGACCCAACCTCGCCGCACGCCGCGCACTTTAAGGCCGACCCTGATCTCTGCTCTGGCGTGCTTTGCAGGCACGCCGCGCAGGCTTCCCAGTCGCTCTTGCGCGCCCCCCAGCGATCGCGAGCCTCGCTCCGGCCAGCCGTGACTGACACCCAGAGCGCCGCTCGCGTCAAGGTTTTTTTTGTTCGTCGCTCAACCCTTGGATCGCCGCCAGGAAAACTCGGTCAACGTCTTCGCCTGTCGGCAGCGCGTCGTAGACCTCGCGGTCGCAAGCCGTGCCCCACTGCGCGTGCGCAGAAGGCTTGACGTTCAACACCTCGCCGTTCTCGCAGTGCCTGAGCCCTTCAGCGCCGACGACCGCCACGCACACCACTGCGAGCTGGTAGCGTGCGATCGCCGCCACGCTGGCACCGTTGTCGTAGCGAGTAGCCGACATGATCTCTGACTGCACGCTGCGGCGCAGCCGCCGCACGATCACCGCCGACCCGTCGCTCAGCGCCACGCGGTGCCGGTTGACCGCTCCGCCCACAACCGCTACCGACACGCCGAACTCTACTCGTGCCGCAACCTCATCATTAACCACGCCGGGCACAGACGAATTACTCATCAAACATCCCTTTCAGCCGAACTCAGCTTTGCCTTGATCTCTCGGTCTCTTTCTCGCTCAACCAAACAGGTGGTAAAAGAAGATCTCATCGTCCGCCGTGCCCGTGAACTTCACGGTTGGGCCCACCGTACGCACGCCGTTGCGGTCCCCGAACGCAGGCGAGCCTGTGAGCTGCACCGCCGGTCCGTGCATGATGAACATCCCGTTGCCGTGCGTCACAGCCCCGACTTCGTGAATCATCTCAAAGGTCGTTCCAGCGTTAATAAACCCGATGAAGTCGAACACCGCTGGCAGCACGTACTCAGGGTCGATCGTGGCCGTGTACTCGCGTCCGCTGATGAGCGTGTCAAGGTAGCCGCTGCCCGCGTAGCTGTTGTCGTTGATCGTCTCGCGTGAGGCCAGCGTGTTGTTGAGGTTGACCTCCAGAGCCGTCAGCACAGGCTTGTAGTCTGCGCTGGCGGTGCGCACGATCAGCGTCACGTTCTTGTTGACGACCGGCGTGACGCCCGCGACCGGCACCGCGGTGATTGCCGCCCCAATGCGCGGCGAGATCCCGTTGCTGTCAAACACTGGGGCGCCCTTAAACTCGCTCTTAAACAGCAGCGGCTCGCCCAGCTTGGCGCTGTACGTGCCGGTGGCGCGAGCCCCGATCACGGTGTAGCGAACCCCGCCTTCGCGCTTCTCGACCGTGAACTCGTCGTTGGGCGCGGCGTCGGTCGCGGTCACCGGGCTGAAGGCGAACCCGCCGTTGGCAGGCCCGCTCGTGCTCAGCGCCGACACCTGCGTGGCGGCGAAGTTGTAGAGCGTGTCGCCCGAGATGAACGCGCTGGTCACGGGCACGTAGAAGATCTTCCCGTTGCTGTACTTGACAAACTTTCCAATCTTGGTCGAAGCTCCCAAGGTGGTCGCGTTTCCGATCGTTTGTCCGATCTTGAACGTGCCTCCGCTGGGAGCGTTGACCGCGATCGCCTTGACCTGCGTCGAAGCCATGCTTAGGCCAGCGAGCTGGCGGTGAAAAGGTGCCGCCACCGCCGCCCCACCGCCCACAACCTCGCCCATAAAAGTGATAGTCTGGATCGCCTGTCCCGGCAGGCTGGGGCGCCGCGCCAGGCTAGCCTGGATCAAGTCGCGCTCGTACTGGTTCACGTCGAGCGTGACGTCTGACTCCTTGAAGTTTCCCGCGAAGTCCGCCGCCGCCAGCGTCTCCTCGGTCCCCGCCGTCGCCTGTACCTTCAGCCCGATCTGTGCCGACCGCGTAAACATACCTGATTCCTCCTACGTTTGTGCTCGCGGCGTGTTGCATCTCACGCCAAAGAGTTCCTTGCTTGATCGTTCACTCAACTCACACGTCTGTCATCGTCACCGCCGCCGCCGCGCGCACGCCGCCCGCCGCTCGTTGCACACTCAGCGTGCTCCCCAGCCGGTACCGTACTCCCTCGATCGCAGCTCCCGCGTCGTCGCGCGGGTGCCTCCACAGCACCGGCACGCACCCGCCGCGGGAGCTGGCGTGCAGCGACGCCAGCAGCGCCACCTCAGCAGGCGGCGCGTCGTGCAGTTCGAGCTCGTACTCGCGGCGTGCACGTTCCGCGCCCTGGCGTGCCGTTCGTTTGCGTCCCTCACTGTCCAGCACGCCCGCGTGCTGGACTCGCGTGACCGGCCAGCGAAAGTGCAGCCGCGAGCGGCCTGCTTCATCGACCGCCGTGGCGTCGTCGCCCGCGTGATAATCGAGCGCGTCGAGGTTGTCGCCTAGGTAGGCAATCTCCATCTCCGTGAGCGCTCGCGTCCACAATGCCGCCTGGGTTAGCCCGCCCAGCGAGAGATCTGGGCACCCGAAGGTAATCCGGTTCAGGTTGAACGCTGAGCGCGTAGGCACAGCGATCTCTGTGCGTGTCGTGCCGTTGACCGAGCACTTCATCACGACGTTCGAGCCAACTCGCGTCAGCGTGAGAATCACAAGAGCCGGAGTCCAGGGGAGCGATCCTTTTTCGTAGGTCCAGTCAGCAGGCACCGCCAGAAAGCTCGATCCCGGCGTCGATTCCGCGAACAGCGTCGCGCCGTTGGTGGTCAGATAGCCGTCGTACACGCGCAGGCCGTCAGAGTCTGAGCTGCTGACGTCGCCTGGGAAGCCGAGAACGTGGTAGCGGTCGGCCCACACTGTCTCGTTCTGCATCGCGCGGCCCGCGCCCGGCCACTGCCGGACCGCCACCGTGAGCACGTCGCCGTCGGCACCGAGCAGGTTCAGCGCCGCCGTGCTAGCCACCCCGCCGCCGTTGTAGGTGTTGCGTGTGCTAGGAGAGTTCTCGGTGGTCCAGCCCGCCGCAGCCGAGAGCGTGTCGCCTGTGCGAGCGTTGCTGCGCGAAAGCGCGAGGTTCAGCACGCCCTTCCAACCGACAGCGGTACTGCCCGCGCCAGCAGCCATAGGCCACCAATCGACCAGCCCGGTTTGCAAGTCCGCAGGAAGTGCCATTTATCCACCTCCTCCCGCTGGCAGCGGCGAGGTCGGGTCCGTCATGCCGTGCCGGTACGTGACGATAAATTCGATCGAAGTTGCGCGTGTGCCGCGAAACATGTCAAAGCCCACGCCTCCTCCGGGCGCGGTCGTGTCCGTCTTGAGTGCCAGCAGCGTAAAGCCTCCCAGCTCGTCAGGCTCAGGCCACTGCTGCGCTTGCAGCGTGGCGTAATACAGCTGCTCGATCTCGGCGCACAGGTCCGCCGCGAGCATCGTGACGGTGCGTCCGCTGGTCAGAGGCTTGCGCGAAAGGTGCACCACGACCGTGACCGTGAAGCGTTTGGTGAGCAAGCCGTAGCCGCCGAGCGAGCCCGAGCCGTCAGAATCGACCGACTCGTCGTTGCCCGGCTCCCACTCGATGGCGTGCTTGGGCTCGACAGCCTGAGCTGGATCGCCCGCGATAGTTCGTCCGATGATCGGCTGATCGTCAGGCGTGGAATCGACCACCAGCCCCACGTCGGTGACGGTCGCGAGCGCGACCGCGATTCGCGCCATGATGCGAGCTCGTACTGAGTTGACAACAGAGCCGCTCATAGCACGGCCTTCTTTCCATCGCCGCCAGCCCCAGCGATCGCGTCCTTCTCAGCTTCAAGGCGGGCGATGTGAGCGATTTTTTGCATGTTCGCGCGATTGCCATACCCTGCTTTTCTGAGTTCAGCGAGCTTGTTACGAAACGCTCTTAAACCCAACTCTCTTCTTGCGGCATCGTTCAGCAGAGACGCGCGGCCCGCCGCGGTCATCGCTCTATGAAGGCCACGCTCGAGGCGAGGAACATTGCGTGCCAGCACTTTCTCCCACTGTGCGTTGAAGTTTAGCATCGGCTTAATCTGCAACCGTGTTCGAAGCACGCCCATCAACACTGATTTGTTTGTGGGATCGTCGTCAACCAAGAGGCCGCTCGAACGTGAGCTGTTGACGATCGCGAAGCGACGGTCGGCAAGCCCCTGACGAAGCCGATTCAGACCAGACGCTCTTGCGGAAAGCCCCCGGACCGCAAGAGCCTGTATCGGGATCGCCATAAATCCGCTGGCCACGACGCTGCCGCCTTGTTCCAGAATCTGAAAGAACTTTTTATTCTTTGTGTACATCTCCCCTGTTTCGGCGGCCACAAAGCTCTCGGCGTAGATGTCGTCATGCTCATCCATGTCATCCATGCGGCCGCCGCTTTGATGGCCGATACTGACGTAGCGAAAGAGGCGTGTCGCAAGCATCTTCTGCGCTTCACGGCGTCCGGGCATCTTGTTGTGCTTCATCACGCTGAGGCGGTGATGAGAAACGATGTCGTACAAGATCCAGGAAAAAACGCTCTTTAAGGACGGGGCCAGCGCGGCAAGCTGGTCCATCGCTTTACCGATGCGAAACGACCATTCGATCTTTGGCGTGTGCTGATTTGCGGCGGCTGCGGTCACAGCGTCACCCCCACGCGCCACAACGAACTCTCGATCAGGTCGATCTCTGTCCCCACCACCACCATGACCTCGTCCATGTCAGGGCGGTGCACCTCGCTGCCAGGCACGATAAACGTGTCGCCCGAGCGCACGATCTTTACGCCGCCAGCCGCGCCCACGCCCGAGCCGACCACGCTCTCGACCTCGTCAGCCGCAAAGGCCGCGACCTCGACCTCGTACATCGACGCGCGAAACCCGTGCCCGCTCCCAGGCGTGATGGCCTGCAGCGCCGACGGCCGCAGAGGCCGCTCGGCCACCCCGCTCACACGCACCGTGACGAGCTGGCCCGCCACGCTCGAGCCTAGCGGCCGGTACAGCGCAAAGACGCCGTCGCTCTCCAAGGCGGCGGCGACGTCCTTGCGAACCTGCGCCCGAAACACAGATGACTTCTCCGGCAACCCCACACGATTCTCCCTAATCCCTCAAAGCCTCAACGCCTCAACGTCTCGATCTCTTGCTTTGTCCAACTTGGCCAACGCCTGGCGAGGATCTCTCCTCGCCAGACGTCGCCGTGTGGTGGTTCCGTGTGCTGATCCTTACTCGTGAGCCGTGAACATCACCTTGTCAGTCGCCGCGATGTTGGCCTCAGCCAGCCGCACGGTCCCCGCCGCCGGGTAGGTGATGGTTGTGACTGGCCGCGTAGTCCCCGAGCTGTTCCAGATGATGGCCTGCACAGCGCCCGTGGGGTCGTTGCCAAAGCCTGTCACCACGTCGACCTGGTTGGCGGTGTCCTGAGCCGCACTAGGTGTGATGGTCAGCGACACTACGCGCCGCGTGTTGACGAGGTTGACCTCGACAAACAGATCGCCGCTCAGAGCCGCCGTCGCCACCTCGCCAAGCTTCTCGGCCGCCATGTCGGTCGTGATGCGGCTGTTGGAGACGTCCCACCCAAGCCCGCGCCCCTGCGCCAAGGCCACGCCCGACGCCTTGGCCAGCCGAAAGCGCCCGGTGGTGTACACCGCGCCAGTTTCGCCGTTGAGCATTTCGGTGACAGCAACGCCAAAGCGGCCGCCGATCTTGACCACCGCCCCAGCCGCGATCGTCGAGCCGGTCGCGTTCACATAGCTGAACTCGCTCGCCGACTCGCCGTCCTGAATTCGATTCTTCACTGCTCGATCCTTTCAAAAGCAGGTTTTCCCCGCCTATGCCTTCTAATTCCTCGATCTCTAATCTCTCGATCTCTCGATCCCTGATCTCGCTTAGGCTCCCGCGTTTTTGTACCCAGACTCGTGCTGGACCGCGACCGCGCCGAAGTCGTAGATGATCTCTTGTTCCTGGCCCAGAATGGACCCGTTGCCAACCGGCGTCAAGATCGGCTCGCGGCGTCCCTGCAAGAAGTTCACCTGAATCAGCGGGTACATTGCCGGATCGCCCGCGAGGTACCAGGCCGTGGCGGTGCCCGGGCTGAGCCCAAGGTACGGGCTATCGAGCGCCACCAAGCGGCGCTTGCCACCAGCAAAGACGTTGGGGCGAGTGTTGTTACCCTCGCCGCTGGTCGAGTCATAAGGCGACATCGTGAGCCGGTCAGCCACGATGCCAAGCTGCGGCGGCGTGATGAGAAAGCGCGGCGTGATGGTGATCGGCACCGCCTCAGAGCCGAAGTCGCGTTGCGTCACCATCGCCAGGTAGGCCGCTTCGAGCGACGTGTTGGACAGAGCCGTCGCCGTCCCCGCCAAGTTCCGGTTCCCGGCGCTGAAGAGCGTGTTGCCGTTGGGCATGGTCTGGCTGTTGGCGCTCAGGATGGTCATCACCGCCACCTCAGGCGCGAGCTTGGCGATCACGCCCCAGCGCTGCAACGAGGCCGTGAACCCGCCTAGATCGTCGTTGATGAACATCTGCCGCGTCCAGCTCAGCTTGCGGCCTTGCGTGCTGATCTTGATCGACTGCTTGCGCTCGTTGAGGGTGGCCTCGGTGGGGCTCAAGCCCTCCGGGATCAACTTCATGCCTTCGAGCGCACTGAGCGTGATGATGTCGGTGGTCTTAAAGTCGTTGCTGCTCCCGATGCGACAGAACTGCTCGTAGATCGTCGGCCACAAGAGGAAGCTGGCCATAAGAACCTTGTTCTGCACGTTGCTCAGCAGCGACGGGAAGTCAGAGGAGCCGTGCCCGTAGCCCATGCTCGCCCCGCCGCCACCACCAAAGGCCGCCGCCAGCACGTCGTCGTCGTAGCGATACGAGGCAGGGTTGAAGCGCAGGCCCTGCGCCTGAACGCGACGCTCGACGCTGCGCTGCGCCATGTCCATCAGCTTGAACCGGCGCAGCCCGTTGGATTCAGCTTCAGAGAACGCGCGGCGAACCTCAGCACCGTTGGCGTAGCCAAGGTTGGCGGCAAAGCGCCCTCGCCCGTCGGTATCGCTGGCCGCGCGGTCGATGATCGCCGAGTCCATCTTGTTGAGAAGCATCAGCTCCATCGCGCGTGCCTCGCGTGCCGAGCCCGAGTCGCCGACCAAGAGCGAGCCGCCGTTCACCCCACCACCAAGCGGGGCTCGGCTCTTGGCAAGGTACGCGATCAACGCAGTCTGAAACGCCGAGGCGTCCACGGTTGCGGTTCGCACCGCAGCGTTGGCGAGCGCCAGAACGCCTTCATCGCTCTTGAAACCAGCCGCCGCCGCGTCGATCAGGCTCATCTGCTCGTTTCGCTCAGCCGCGGTCTGCTCAGTCTGAGCTTGCACCAGCAAAGCTGGCCTCACGCTCACACTCTCTAGGCTCGCGCCGTTCTCGTTCTGATTCTCGTTCTCGGACCCATCAACACTCAGCACGTCCATCGCATTCACCTTTCCAATGTTGCTCGCGTTGCGCGAGACGTTCCTAGCACTCGCAACCATGACACCTCGGCCACCATTCACACCAGCGACCTTGGCCGCTGGCGCCGAGAACCTCTGATTCATCACACCGATCACGTTCTCGATCGTGTCAACGCCGTCCGCCAGCCCCTGCGCCACCGCAGCCTTGCCCACCCACATATGCCCGGTCGCCACGCCGCCGACCTGCGCCGCGCTCATGCCTCTCCCGCGTGCAACCGCCTCGGTGAACATTTCTTGCAGCGCGTTGACGATGCCGCGCCAGTGCGCGATCGCCGCCTCAGAGATCGCCACGCCCGGCACATGCTCGCCCTTGACGCTGACAACCTTGCCGTCCGCGCTCGTGAGCACGTCTGAGCGGATGAGGTGAACATCGACTCCCTCGTTCTTGGCTTGGCGTGAGCTATCGACGGCGACGATGTACGTGCCGATCGAGCCCGCCATGCCGTCAAGCGGCAAGAAGACTTTTTCCGCCTGCGAAACGAGGTAGTACGCCGCCGACGCCGCGAGGCCATCGATGAACGACCACACCGGCTTAGACTTGCTGTCCGAACCAGCAGGTGCGCGCGACGCGAAGATCGAATCAGCCGCCTGCTTGAGCCCGTCGGCCGAACCGCCCGGCGAATCAGCGCGCAGCATTATCGACCCGACCTGGTCATCAGCTCGCGCCGTGCGCATGGCCAGGTCGATCGCTTCCAGGCTCGTGCCCCGATGCTGGCTCGACCCGTTGACCATCGACGCTCGCTTGGCGATCACGCCCGCGATAGGCACCACCGCCACCGACCCGACGCGCTGGTAGAGCATCCTGCCGTTAGAGTCAGTGACCACGTCGGACCGAGGCGAGAGCTTCGTTCGCGCTCGATCTTGCGGCCGTCCGTTGACCACCTGAGCCACCTGCGTGACGTCCAGCCGCACGCCCGAGGAGTGCCGCAGCAGGACGCCGCACACGCGCTCGAGCACCATCGGTTCCATCATCCAGCAGGTGCTTGTCAAGGCCGCGAGAAGCTGCGAACTGTTCATCGATACACCTCGTTGGTTTCAGCCAGCGCGGCGCGTAGCCGCCCGTTTGTTGCAGCGTTGCTTCGCTCGTGCGCACTCGAGTTCGCGGGCGACTTTTTCGGCGTCTGGCCGCCGTTGCCGTTGCCGTCGTCCTTGCCGCCGTTGCCGTTGCCGTCGTCCTTGCCGCCGTTGCCGTTCTGGTTCTGGTTCTGGTTCTGGTTCTGGTTCTGGTTCTGGCTGGCCTTACTGGCGCGTGGTTCAAGCCCGAGCTTGGCGCGCTGTTCCTGGTCGTACAGCTCAGCCTTGAGCTGCTCGTCGATCACGTCTTGGTAGTGCTTGCCGCGCTGCGCGCAGATGTTGGGGATGCTGTTGGTGCCGATCGCCAGCTCGATCTCCGCCGCCTGCGCCTCTTGCTGCGGGTTCACCCATTCAAAGCCAGGAAACACGACCGTGACCTCAAGAAACCGCTCAGGCGTTCGCGTCCAAGTTAGCCGCTGAGCCGCCGTCAGCGTGACGGCTCCGGTGGCGATCGCCCACGGCACGAGCGCCACGTACCACGGCCGCGTGTGGTTGTGCCAGACAAACTCCTGCACCGGCCGAGTACCTCGGCGAGTCAAGAGCTGGCGAGCTCGCTCAGAGCTAAACGTAGCGTCGCCGTAATCGCCGGTAAACTCCGAGGCCGCGACCTTGGACCCTACGGCCATGTCGCGTTTCATCGATTTCTGAGTAGACTCATACTGCGGGCCTGGCAGGTTGGCGCCCAGCACCCTGGGCTCGGTGTCCGCAGCCATGTAGCCTACCAGCCCAGGCTCCATCTCTTCGATCGGGTTGCCCGCGCCGTCTACCGCCATTGCGCCGTTGGTCTTGTCAAGCAGTCCTTGCGCGCCCGGCCCTTGAAAGTACAGCCCCACGCACGCCGCCGCGATCGCCTGATACAGCGACGCCTTGTCAAACTTGCGGCTGTCCTCGACGAGCTTGACGATAGACGTAAAGCGTGGCACGCCGCGCACCTGGCCGACTCGCCGAGGCACGAACGCGAGCGTTGCTCGCGTAGCGTCGATCCGCTCAGTCTGCAAAAGAAACGCCGAGATCCCAAGGCCGCCGTCGCTTGGGTGCTCTTTCAAGACGTGGTAACCGGTGCGCCGCATCAGGCTATCGAACTCGACGCCCTGCCGCACTCGCGAGCCCGCAGAGATGTTCGGGAGCGACAGCCCGTTGGCGGCCATCGAGGCGCCGCTGGCGGTGCCGGTGAACACGTCCAGCCCTAGCGGGACGCGGTCTGAATCGATCAGTTCGATCGCGGGCGCGACCGGGAAGCCGCGCCACGCGGGCGCGAACGGGACGTGGTTGAGCACGTCCCCGGCCACGCACACGCTTCGCACGAACAGCCGCTGGCTTTCCAGCAGCGTCATCTCGCGTCCCACGTCCACCGACTCTGCGAACGTCCAGAACAGTTTTTCGATCTGCTTGTCGAGGTCGTCGTGACCAGTTGCGGGCGTCGGGTAGATCACCGAGGGCACGATGTTGGAGATGATTGTCTCCACCGCGCCGTCGATCAGCGGATGGTCGTCCACCAGCGCCTGGCAGCGCCGCCGCGCCACCGCCAGCGTCTCGTCGGCGATCGCGTTCGGACCGCGCCCGCGCGGGTTGAAATCTTTATCTAGCCGCGTGACTCGCCCCGCGTCGTACATCGACGGAGAGCCAACACCGCCAAGCGATAACCCTGAACGCCGCGTGAGCCCCAGCGCGTCGCTCCACGAGGCCGCCTCGCGAAGCCCGCGTCCAAAGCTCTCAAAGGCCACCGCGACCTTGCCGCGCACGCTCATACTGGTTCTCCAAACCCGATGCGTTTGTACGCACCGCCGCCCGCTCTTTGCCGCGTCACGCTGGAGCTAAGCTGGTCGCGCAGATCCATGAGCGAGTTCAGCGATCCGCGCGTGAACGACGTTCCGTCTTTGAGCGTGTAGGACTGGCCGGTCCGCACGATGGTGCGGATCGCTTCGTTGACGTCTACAAGAAGATCAGAGTCGCTGATACTCACGCGCTAAACATACTCGCGTGTTCCTGCCCCAGGTTCCGACCTCGGAAAACAAGCAGAGACTTTCCGAGATCAAACACGCTCACGTTAAAAAGACCTCTTCGAGCTTACCGTGCTTCTGAAGCGTTTTATGCGTCGTCCCGCAGCGCGTGCAGGACCGGTAGCGCACTCGCCCCTCGTTGTTGAGGCGCGAACCGTCGAGCGCCGGGCACCCGTGGTGCCCGCACAGCGGGCACCTAACCTGGTCGTACCGCTTCGGCTGCTCTTGCACCTTGAGCATCTTCTCCGTCACAGTTTGCTTCTCCGCCAAACGATCTTTGTGCTTGCTCACGCCAGTGCATCCCTTCAAACATTCCACCAGCCGCCGCGCCCACGCCCGTGCCGCTCTTGACCCAAGCGGTCCGCGCGGTCGGCCATCCCGGCGCCAAACTCGCGTTTGCCGCGCCTCTGCTCACCGTCACGCTCGTTCACCGCGGCTGGCCTCTCGCGTGCCTCGCGTTCGTCGGCCGCGTGGATTCTGTCCAGCTGCAGCTTGAGCACCGCCCCCGCCTCGCAGTACGCGAGCGCCTGTAGAAAATCGTCGCGCAGTTCCTTTGGCTTCCACCACTCCGCCGCGTCAGGCTCCAGCCCGTGCAGCTTGAGCTTGGGCCGCAGCATGTTGGACATGAGGTGCTCTTTAAACATGAGCGGCAGCGCGCACAAGATCACCAGCCGACCCTCCTGGATGCGACGGATCGCGCGATCAACCCACGAGTGCCGGTGCAAGTAGAAATAATCGATCGCCCCCAGCTCGGGCCGCGCGATGTCGGTGCGTTTGCTCTCCGGGGCCAGAATCGCGGGGTTGTCGGCGTTGGTCTGCGTGGTGTACTTCAGCGGGAGCTGCTCGACCTTGCCGCCGCGCGCCGCCGAGTACACAGCGATGCGTGAGTTGTGCATCACCTGTTGAGTCTCGTAGCCGGTGTCAATCGACGCCATCCGCACGCCCAACAGTCCCGCTGGCCCCGCGACAGAGTTGCCCGCGCCGTCGTTGATCTTGACGCTCGCCTCGCCCAACAGCGCGTGGTAGGCCGCGAACCCGCTGACGACCTTGGCCCACACGAGGTACGCCAACCCGTTGGCGGCGAAGGCCATGCCGACGGTCACGAACGTCGGGTTGTGGCGTGGCGACTGCACGTCCGCGCCCGCGCACAAGAACCGCACGCCGCGCGGCCCGCCCGGCACCACGATGTCGGCCATTGGTTTGAGGCACTGCTCGATCGACTCCAGGGCCAGCGTGCCCTCCGAGCGCGCGTCCGGCTCGCCGTTGCGTTTGTTGAAGAACGTCTGGCGTTGCTCGACGGTTTTTTTCTGCACGAACTCGGCGGCCCACTCGCGCACGCCAAAGGCCGGGTCCGCCAGCCCCGTGACCCACCATCCGATGAACGGCCGCTTGGCCTGCTCTTCCGCGCTCAGTTCGCTCACGAACCGGCCAGTTCCTCCCAGCCGCGGCGGCCAGGTCGCGTGCGCTCGCTCGGCGTCCAAGATCACGCAGCCGTTCGTGGCGCACACGAAAACGGCCGAGTCAGGGTTGAGATCGGCGTGCTCGCCGTCGCTCTCGTCAAGCCCTGTCATGCGCACGCGCGCCGAGCACGGGAAGACGAGCGCCCCGCAGTGCGGGCAGTCAAAGCACCAGCGTCGGCGGTCGCTGATGCGAGTCCAAAGGTCCATCACGTCCTCGTTGTCGTAGCGTGGGTGGCTAAAGACGTACATGCCTCCCAGGCCGGCCTGCCGGAACGTCTTGGTGCGTCCGAAGGCGGTTCCGAAGAGATCGCCCGAGGACTTGGGAAAGTTCTCCGACGATTTCTGATACTCGTCGAGCACCACGAACTTGCGTGCTGTCGAGATGACGCCAGACTCGCTGCCAGCCCCGACAAAGTCGATCACGCCGCCCGCGAACGGCCGCGAGGCGATCAGCGACCGGTTGTCTTCAGCTGATTGGCTGAAGACCTTGTCAAGTTCAGGGCACGCGCGCACGCTAGGCATGAACTCGCGCACCGCGAAGTTCTGAGCCTTGATCGCGTCGGTGGTGAGGTACAGCATCGGGCCCGGGTCGGTTGCGCAGTTGCACAAGGCTCGGTTGATGTTGGCGCGTGAGGCCCCGATCTGCTCAGGCTTGATGCCGATTTCGCCAAGTTTCTCAGGGTGGTCAAAGTGCAAGTCGTGCAGGTCGCGCGTCCACGGCTTCCAGTCGCACGAAAATGGTCCAGGCCGCGCGTTAGACTGATCGAGGATGATAGACCGCTCTGCGAACGCGCTAGGCCGCACTCGCGTGCGCGGCTGGATAGCCGCCGCCACGGCCTCCCACAGCTCACGCTCCTCCGGGTGCGCGATAGTTCTCGCCACGTCAGTCGCCACGCTCACGCTCCCACCCCCGCCTCTCTTGCCGCTCGATCGATGAGGTTCGCTTGCTGGCGAATCGACGTTGCTCGTCGCTGCCGCGTCGCGTCTACGACCTCACGCACGACCACCGAAACCACGCGCGTAAACTTGTCAAGGTCAGCGTCGCTGGCCGTGCCCAGCATCCGCTCGCGCACCTTCACAGGAATGTCGGTCACGATGGTGCTCAGGTCGGTTCCAAACGCCGCCGCCTCCGAGGACAAGATCGCCGCGCAGGTTCGTCGCGACACCCACTCGCCCGCTCGTTGCTGGTGCTGAAAGCGAGCCTCTTCAAGCTGCCGCAGCTCGCCCGACGCGCTCTTGAACGCCGACGCAAGTTTCTGCTGTTCGTCCGCGAAGAAAGTCCCCTTCTCCATGTCCGCCAGCAGCCGCGCAAAGGCCACCTTGGCGCGCGCGATAAGCTGGTCGTAGTCAACCGGCCCCACCAGCTCGGCCATCAGGCCTGTCCACAACACGTCCGACGGTTTCTCAGGCACGCTGCCGCGCTGCGCGTCAGAGTTCGGCTTAAACACGCTCAGCCCGCGCTCGCGCCTGAACGTGGTAACCTCTTCAAGGTTGAACGACGGCGAGAGTTTCCCGGCTCGCAGCACGAGCGTGTGCGGGTGCTGCTCGTCGCTCGCCCACAGCAACACCTCGCGCTTGGACCACCCGAGCGCGCGCGAAACATCTAACGCGCTCAAGGCTCGCAGCGGCTTTACGCTCGTGATCTCACTTTCTATCTTCAGCTCGGCCACCACGCCGTCCTCGTTTCTCAGCCAGAGTTACGCCCATCGTTCGTGCATGTACGCCACGCTCGCGGCCGTGCTCTTCTTGGCCACGCGCAAGATGCCCATCATGTTGCCCGCCTCGACGATCGACACGCCCGCCTTGCTCAGCACTCCCGCCACAGTCTGAGCTGGGAAGGCCGTGATCTCTGAACCGTTGTTCATGGCCGCCCCCAGCCCGGTAGGGCTGAACGCCGCCGCCGACGCAAAGACGTGCCCGGCACGCCCGCCCACGCTGTCTGTGCCCAGCGTCGCCGTGTGCTCGCCCAGCAGCTCGGTCTCGACTCCCTCGACGCTGTCGGTATAGATCTTTTTTACCGCGAACAGCAGCTCTGAACACGTCCCGTTGGCCGCAGCCCCGACGAGCAGACACCGGCACTTGGTCACTGGCGTCAGGCTGACCGTGGGAGGCCCAAAGTCCACGTACGCACCGCCCGCGATCTCCGCCAACATCGCCTCGATGCTGGTGTAGCGAGCCAGCACCGTCGAGTATGTTCCCGCCGCCACGTCCGCCGTCCCCGCCGTGGTTGAGTAGACCAGAGCTTCACGCTGCATCGTTCATCCTTTCAAAGGTCACACCGTTCATTTGTTTGCACAACCACACTCACAACCACACTCACACGCGCGCCAGTTTTACGGCCGCGCCCGCACCTTGCCGCGCCCGCTCAAGGCTTCTCCGCGCGCGTTGAGCCCGCCCGCCGCACTGCTCAGCACCAAGTGCTGCCGCGCAAAGTCAACCACTCGAAACCAGCCGTTGTCGGTGAGCGAGGCATCGATGCGATCCCAGAACGTCACGTTGGGCGGCGCGTTGCCCGTGCTCGCCAGCTTGCAGCGGTACCAGCCGCCGTTAGACCGCTCCCAGAACGCCGCCGCCGCGTGAACCACCACGTCTCCGACCGCGTAGGCCGTGCTCGCGTTGTACACGTCGCGAACCGTGGTCCCGCTCAACTCGCTTGCACTAGCGCCGCGAATAAACTTCGTCGCGCCCTGCC